AATATTATACGAGGGCCGCTTTTGGGAAAAAAAATTTAAATTTCAAATTAAAGTAACTCTGTCTAATTACCATTATGCCATTAAGGGACTCTAGTATATATGAGTCTCCATTGTCCCCCAGTGTATAGAGTTAGTGAAGTCTCCAATAGCCATGCCACGTCATCCTTCTTTCTGTGTTAATGCTAAGAATATATTTCTCACATATCCCCAGTGTAGTCTGTCTAAAGAAACTGTTCTGGAGAAGACCCTAGGCATTTCATGCCCTTCCGAGAAACTCTTCGTTAGGGTTTCACAGGAAAAACACCAAGATGGGTCTCTGCACATCCATGCTTTGGTCCAATTCAAAGGTAAAGCCAAGTTTAGAAATGCAAGACATTTCGACATATCCCATCCTAATTCTAGCAGATCATTCCACCCCAATTTTCAGGGAGCAAGATCTTCGTCCGATATCAAGTCGTACATTCAGAAGGACGGCGATTACCTCGACTGGGGTTGTTTTCAGATCGATGGAAGATCTGCTAGAGGAGGTCAACAGGCAGCAAACGATGTTGTGGCAGCTGCTTTAAATGCTGCTTCCAAAGGGGAAGCTTTGAACATCATTAGAGAGAAACTTCCCAGAGACTTTCTATTTCAATTTCATAATTTAAATGCAAATCTAGATAAACTCTTTAAACCACAACAACAAATTTATGTCACTCCATTTAGTCGAGATTCATTTGATAATGTTCCTCATATATTGGAACAGTGGGCAAAAGAAAATGTTGTTGACGCCGCTGCGCGGCCATGGAGGCCCATAAGTATTGTGATTGAAGGTGCTTCTAGAACTGGTAAAACCATGTGGGCAAGATCTCTTGGTAGGCATAATTACTTGTGCGGCCATCTTGATCTTAGTCCAAAGGTGTATTGCAATGATGCTTGGTATAACGTCATTGATGACGTCGACCCGCATTACCTAAAACACTTTAAAGAGTTCATGGGGGCCCAGAGGGATTGGCAAAGCAACACAAAGTACGGAAAGCCAATTCAAATTAAAGGTGGCATTCCCACTATCTTCCTCTGCAATCCAGGCCCATCTTCTTCATATAAAGAATATCTGGAAGAAGAAAAAAATAAAGCACTAAAAGACTGGGCTACAAAAAATGCAACCTTCATCTACCTCAACGAGCCATTATATACAAGTACCACAGAAAATTCAACATAAAATTGCAAAAAAGAAAATCACAAGGCGAAGACGCATTGATTTAGATTGTGGATGCTCATACTATCTCAGCCTTAACTGTCATGGTTGTGGATTTTCGCACAGGGGAGTACATCACTGCAACTCAGGCGCAGAGTGGCGTTTATACTTGGATGGTCCCAAATCCCCTCTATTTCAAGGTGCTGAAGCACAAAACCAGATCGTTCAACAACAACTGGGACTACATAGAAATGCAGATCCAGTTCAATCACAACCTCAGGAGAGCTCTGGGGATTCACAGATGTTTTTTAATCTTCCGCATTTGGACTCGTTTACGACCTCTGACTTGGCATTTTTTAAGAGTATTTAAATATCATGTATGTAAATTTCTGAATAGTTTGGGTGTTGTATCAGTAAATAATGTTATTAGAGCAGTTAATCATGTCTTATGGAATGTAATAGAGGAGACCATGTATGTAGACATGCTTCATATAATAAAATTCAATTTATATTAATTTGTTACATTGTCATAGAAATATATGCGTATCTTCAATGTAGCATACACAGGATTAGAGGCATGAGTACATGCCATGTACAATAACAAAGCATTCTCCGTGTGATTTTCATATTTAGCAGCTTCCTGATGATTATAGACGACGTAGTTGTTCACCTTGTAGAACTTCTTCACGATTGCTTGCTCCTTGCTAGCATATTGACCACCGGTAACCATAGCTGAAAATCGATGAAGCACTTGGAATCGATCACGCAGGTCATTCTTCACGGTAGCGGTACTTGGTTCGTTATCATACATATTAAAAACCTGACCAAAGTCTTGCGGAGTGCCATAAGGCCTCCTATCCCTAACTAACCAGAACGTACAGTTGTTCGTATGGTTTTTGGTTTTGATATTCTCATCCATCCACACTTTACCTAGTATGTAAACAGACTTAACACAAAAACGTTTACCTACCCTATGAGTTATACCACCTCCCCTAGTTACATCACTGACACACAATACCTTACCGACATGAGAGATATCATGTCTCTGTTCATACGACTGGACCTTACAAGGTCCTTCACAGCCACGAGGAACATCACTGCTCCTTCTGGCACGGTAAAATCTGGGTTTCCGATACATTGGACGACCTGTCCAAGCACGTCTTTTGTATGACATGCCTGGGGCAGTGGGGACAGCTGCAGGGAGACTGAACTGACTCCCGTAATTTAGCCTCCGGCGTGTTATAGACATTGGCAGTGACGACACTGTATCTATGGAACGCTTCGGCATAGTTTTTGCACCTCAAAATGCAAATAAGATCCCTGATAAATTCACGCCCAACAGTATCCGGAGAATACTTACACTCGAAGGATTGTAAGTACTTTATTGCCAGCATACATCGAAATCCGTGCAGAGTGTCAGGAAAGGGATGAATTAGAGGATCCCACATGTTTGCCATTATTTCGTGGCCCCCAAGTTTTATAGTGCGGTACGCACTATCTAAGCTTTGAAGCTCAAATGTGATTGGCCAGTCAACGTGGACCACAGTACGGAAAAAAATTTCGCGGCCCTCGGT